TCCCGAAGGGGTTAATTCCGCATTATCCGTTACACTATCATAAGCCTGAGAGGGTAATCCGCCATCAATAACAGTTGCTTCAGACAAAATCTCTGTTGTTTGTAGCTGCCCCAAGATTCCGTCTATCTGGTTAAAGTATAGGCGTAAAACGTTGTTTAACGCGTCTATGTGTTTTTGCTCGTACTGGATAGGAGCGTTGGGCAAACGAGGCGCTACGACCTGATTTAGTGGTCTTGTTGAGGTAATCATGTACGTCATGAATTACCCCTTCTGCCATCAGACTTGATGTCAATCCTAGGAGCGCCCAACTGCCATGTCGTTCCCAGTTGATTGGACTCAATCTTAAATACAAGTTGTCTTCCTCGGACCCTTATAAATACTTGTCCTGTAAATTGTTCTACTGGTACGGTGGCTATCCTTTGTACTGCTGCGCTACTGCTTCCGCCTTCGGATTGAGGTATGTTATATCCCGAACCAGAGTTAGCCAGCGGTATAAGCGTCATGGTCACTTGAGGAGTTGGGCTAGTCGCAGATCCACGGAACGTCAAGTCAGGTAGCATCCTGTAGATAAATCCAAAGTTGTGTCCGTCGTCGATATCAAATTCGGAGGACTGGATGTTCGCAGCCAGAGCCACGGGAGTACCGTTGATGTTGTCGTCCACTCCGATTTCGTGGTTTACCATTGTATTCGCGTAAGTCGTGGCAATAGGGTTATCTAAAATACCCGAATCTAACCAAGCTGTCCTAGCCATCGTGCCGTAGTACCACACGTCTTCTAGGTAGTTATAGACTACGTACTTATCTACGGTAGTTGAATTGGCGGAACAGTAGAACCACCAAACCTCATTAAATCCTTCATTGGTTCCAGAGAACACTTGTTGGTTCTGTTGAAGGTTAATATCGGAATAAATGTATTGTCTTAAATCGCAACGTAGGGTATTAACACGTCCGTCGTATTTGTAAAACTTATCTACGCCCATCCAATAAGTTACACCAGAGGCCAGAGAAACAGCGTTCTCCGACAAGATGGAAATGTTATCCCCCAAGATTTGACTGCCCCAAACCACTGGTGGGCCAAGATACTGTAGGGCATAAAGAGACGAATCCGTCCAGACCAAGATCTCCTGACGGGATTGGAGCGCCGTAATAATCTGAGAGCCGTGAGATAGTCTCAAACTTCCTGCTTGATTAGTCGCTGATGGCGTCCAGCTTGTAGTAGATTCTTGGTCCGACCACCTAATTAGCATGGGGTCTTGAGCAAAACTTCCGTAATCATTCACGCCAAACGCCATTATAAATCGACTGGCATCCGACACCATTAAATAGTTCTGAACGCTAGGCGTATCCCCAGTGGTCAAAGTAGAAGCACGAGTCCCCACTCCAAGTGAATTCTGCCAGTAGAAAATAGGTCCGCCGCGATACCCAAAGATCAGGTTCTCCCCGAAGTTAGACTGGCTCCACTGCCTCATAGACGAAGAAGCGGATTGACCGTTCCCCCACGTACCATATCCCCAAAGACCAGCGCCCCATCCCGTAAGAGGTACTTGGAACTCTGGCCCTACGTTGTATTGATACGCCGCTGAAACTGTTCCGCCGTTACCCGTGTCTGACGTGTTTGCGGTAGCTGTAGCTACAAACGTATATGTGTTTACATCTATAACCGTAATCTGATACTCGCGATTTAAAACCGCAGCAGTAATGTTTCCTCCAAGACCTGTAGCCCCAGAGAACGTTACATAAGTACCCGTTACAGCGCCATGAGCCGTGGCGGCTACAGTGATCGTAGAAGAAAGATTAGTTGCAGTAAAAGGATTGGTCAGGGTAACCGTTACCCGAACGGGTGTGATGTCGTAGTAAACACCGCCCCGCATGATGTAGTACTTAAGATTCGTCCCAACGGAAACGAGCTTGGTCCCGTCTAGAGTAGCCCAAGCCCACAGAGCCCTACATTTACCAAGGAACGTGTTTAAAGTTGTAGGAATCCAACCACCAATCTTCTCTGGAGTGGAAGCTCGGAATCTTACTTTGTCGCATTCATACCACCCGCCTACCGTTTGCGTAGGCGAGTTAACAGGGCCAATCGTCTCGGAAGCGTACCTTGTGTTCTCCCTTGAAACGCCCGGACGAAATATGATCTTTTTAAGCATGTTCTCTCTTATCTACGGGAGAAAACTACTTTGCTTGTAGATAGACCCCGATATTGGCTAAAGCGTACCCAAGAAACATAATACTTGGTCCCGTCCCGCCTTTAATGTATTGATCTACAGCAATCACGGTGTAAATTAATCCCGTGACGATAATAAGAGCTTGACTCATACAGAGTATACCTCTTTTGGTTTGACTATTTTACCAGATGCATTGGTAAGTCTAGCACGAATTTCTTGAATTGGAAGTAAGCGTCTACCAACTTCTCCGTAAGTCTTGCTTCTAAGTATGATTGTAATAGATTTTCGGTTCCTGTAACCAAAATCGTGCGCCCATTTATCCAATCCGGCGAGGTGGTTAAACGACTCCACAAAGACCGATGGATGTTCTTTCATGACCATTCCGTGATGGACGTGGCCGATGTCTATATAGTGGTGTTCTGTTTCCCCAAAGTCTTTCCTGAAGTCGGAAGTCATCACGTTTACTAGGTCTTTAGGTTTGCATTTGTCGGAGTGGTGAGTCATCACTAACGTATTGCCCATGCGATAGGCTATGAACACGCTCTCGTTGTTTAAGATATTCACCCGACCAGATTCTCCGTAAGCTACGCGCAAGAGTTCAGCCATCCAGATATCGTTAGTCCGAGAATGGTTTCCTTGGTTCACGATCACGTCAACAAATTTAGACTTCTCTAAACACTTATCAACGATAAACCTCATCACTCGGCTGTAGGTTTTAATCATCTTGGGGAAACGTGTATCGCAGTCTAGTGCGTGTCCGCTGGCTTCTGTCGTCCCTGTATAGTTTTCGTAGTGGGTAAAGTCTCCCAGATCGTTGATCACCATCCTCTCGCAGGAGGAAAGCTCGTCAATCAGGATAGAGATAGCTCCGCACAGTTCCTGTTCCGCGATCTTGAGATCAAAGTTCTCCCCCACTTCGGCGGCGTGGGCCAACATACCTAGGTGGGCGTCTCCAATCTGTAGCCAAGGGATTACATCGGAGTTAAACTTCTTCGGGGCTTGAGCCACTGGTAAGCTGGGAACGTCTTCAATAAACGCTGCTACGGCTTCTTTAACAGCTTCTAGGTAGGCACCTTGTTTGATGTCTGCTTTAACCCAAGTGGCGGTAGGTTTGCCCTCTTCGTTGTAGTAGGTGCTGATTCCCTTCGCTATGTGCGTCTCGGGAACGGGATGGGTCCAATCATGCTCAGGAGAGAATCCTTGTAAAGCGGCTTTCTTCTTTACAGAAGCAACTGCTTCGTTGATGGTGTTTTTGTTAACCCCAAATTGTTTGGCTGCGGCTCTTGCGCTTCCGTGTTCTTCTATAGCCTGTAAATATTCCAGTTGGCGGACGGTACAGAATTGGTAGTAATCAGAGTAGTTCATGGCCTTAGTTTGTAGGTACGTACTGGGACTCTCGACCCAGCATCATGCTTGCACACAAGTTTCACTGCTGCCTCGGGCTTTTTAAACCCCATCGCCTCGTAAGCACAGATAGCTGCTTTAGCACCCGTACCTATCGCCTCGATTCCGCTCTTAATTGGCTGACCTATACATGAAGCGCCAAAATAAAAAAGCCCTGCGTCGTTCATTACGAGGGCATGAGAATTAGAAAATTTAGGATGTTTATCCTTGAGTCCCTTTTTATACCAACCTAGAAACTCTATCGCCTCGTCTATGTTTCCCGAAAAGCCGAGAAGAGTTCCCTTAAACCTAAATACTTTTCTACCGCTCCATACGCGGTCCCCGTCGCTGATGCTTGAGTCAGCAACCATCACCCCAAGTTTAAAGTCAGCTAGTATGGTGGTCATGCCAAGAGAGTGCTTTTGTTCTCTACTTCGGCAACCCTAGATGTCCAACCTTTTCCAAACGTACCAAACGTGGGAAGTGCTTCTAAAAACTTCTGCCGCGCAGCAGAGAACTTGTCAATCAAATCTTTAGTACTATGCGTCTTACAGGCGTCTAGAGTCTTCGGACCGATGCTTCCGTCTTGAGTCAGACCCAGAACTCCTTGTAGCATCTTAGCCGCTCTACCAACCCCTGAATTTACAGCACAGTCAAACACACATATATCCAAGCCAGAAGGCAGACTATCGCCATTGATTGCATCCCAATATTTACGCTTATACAGAGGAGCCACTTGAGCCGGAGTCAGTGCCCTCATTTCCTTTTCAGAAGATTCCCTTCCCACATAAGACTCCCACACGGCTCTCGTAACGCCAAGGTTGGTCATACCGCCCGGATCGAGTTTATGATTAACGTAGCCGCCCTCATGCTTGAGAAGTTGGGACAAAGCCAAATCAAAGTTACTTTTCATTTGATGAGCCAAAATAGTAGGAGAGGACCAACATCAAAGCACCATCCATCGTACCCAGTACGCGGATGACAAGTTCTCTCATCTCTTGTGGTACGGTGTTATTTAAAAGGAACCACTGAATCAATCCCCATACGGCTACTATGACCAGAGCCAAGATGGGAGTGATAATCTTACTTACAAAGGGAGCCGCGCTAACCGCTATGGTTGACTCCCGCTCACGGGCTGATGCACGATCTTGGAATGCGAGTTTAGCGTACTCCAGTTCTAGTTCCTTAATCTTGGCTAAGGCTTCTGGATCATTCTGGATAGTGGAGGAAATCTGTTCTGGTGGAACGCCAAGTTTATTGGCAATAGCCGCAACGGCCATTCCGCCTAGAGGCCCGGCAATCACGTTAGCTAAAACGGGAGCGGCACCCTTGAGTAAATTAAACAACTCATTCATCTCGGCTCCAAACAGGGGGGAACGAATCCCCCCATTATACCAACTAATGTGTCAGTTTACCAAGTCACAGGTTGATTTGTAATCTTACGCAGACCAAGGTTGATTGCTGTAAGTGCTAGAGCTTGCAGTTCAGCACCGATCACAAAGCCGTAACGCATTTGAAGACCGAGCGCGGCGGCGCAAACTACGTTCACCCAAAATGTCTTAGAAAGATAGAACTTCTTACCAGTCACTTGGCTGACCAAAGCCTCTGATGCTGCTGCGGTAATAGCTGAATTTACATCGCTCATTCTTTTACCTCTGCTTCGGCAGGTTGCTCTTTCAGTGCTTCTTTCAGCATAGTCAAGAACGCATCCTTGCCGACGTTCAGTTGTTGCAGTTGGAATTGGGTTGAGCCGATTTTGCGGTCTAAATCCACACAATGATGAAACAGTACGGTTTGTTGCTCCGTAAAGTCATTAGCGTCGAAATCAACTCCATCTATCGTAACAATCTGAGGGCTATTAGGTTTGCTCATTTTGTTTTCCTTTCAATGTGCCGCCAAGGTCGGGTGGCGGCTTCCCGTTATTTGGCTGCGTCTTGCAGAGGCTTGAGGTTTTCTGTTGTCCAGAAGTCCTTTGCCAACATCAAAATTAAGTGAGCCTTATTGCGCTCCAAGCAGTCTGCCCACTCAGCATCTTCCATGCCTTCGGGTTGACCTGCGTTGATCAGGTTTACGGAATCCATAGCTGCGCTGTAGTGGCGAGCAATTTCTTCTGCGGTGATTTGTTCAATGATTTCAGACATGATATTTCCTTTAGGTTATTTGGCTTCTAGTGCTGCCAAGCGGGTTGTGAGGTCTTGGATAAGGGCTTGCTGCTCTTGGATAGCGGCGGTCAATGTAGCTACTAAGAAGCTGGTGTCGATGCCTTGATATACAGGGTTGCCCTCTGCGTCCACTGCGTCTTTCTCACCAGTGACACAGCCTTGAACAACTTCTTGCAACTCATGGGCGATAAAGCCTTGCCCGTCAGAGCCGTCCACCTTCCACTTATAGGTGCAAGGCTTGAGCAAAGCCACTTTAGCCAACGCACCTGTCATTGGTATAACAGTGTTTTTTAAACGATAGTCAGATGTTGTGTTGTAAGAGGTATTAGTAGTCGTAACATTAATTTGACCGACCCGTGTGCCACTACGATAAAACTCAGCCACAGCATCATCATTACTCCGACCAATATAAATTCTTCCAGAAGGTTCAACTGCAACCCCGGGGTTCACTGTTGTACTCGTAGTCCCAACGCATAAGCTGCCGCCGGAGGTGATACGCATGCGTTCGCCGTTGTTGACGTTAAACGCCATTGCATTTGGCGTTGCATTACTTGAGTTGTAATAGTTAATTGACCCAAGAAGTGTAGTTGTAGGGTCTGTAAAAATAATTTGGTTGATATTAGCCGCTGGTGCTTTCAATGTAACAACAGCGTAATCGGTGGCTTCAACTGCTAGTTTTGTGTAGCCATTTAGAGAACCTGAGCCATTTAGTGGGCCAACGTGTAACGGTGCGGCAGGCGCTGTGTTTTGGATGCCCACGTAACCGCTGGAGTTGATAACCTGCCGTGGATTCCCATCGCCGTCTGAAAGCACAATGTAGTTGTTTGCTGTGCGGATGTCTAGGCCACCTTGGTTGCCGTTGTAAGTGCCAAGGATGGTGTTTTTAGCACCTGATGTGATTTGTGAACCTGCCTCCCTACCAATAGCAGTATTTGATGCGCCTGTGGCATTTTGCAGTGCCTGATGGCCTATAGCAGTGCTGTTGTCGGCTGTGGTGTTAGAAAACAAAGCAGAACGACCTACGGCTACGTTCTGTGAGCCTGTAGTGTTTAAATACAAAGAAGCTGCACCAACTGCTGTATTTTGTGCACCAGTTGTATTTGCTCTTAATGCTTGGTCGCCAATAGCGGTTAAAACTCCACCAGTAGTATTACTATACACCGCCTGATAACCTACAGCAGTGTTGTTAGATGCTGTGGTGTTGGATTGGAGTGCTGATTGCCCAACAGCCACATTAAGCGCACCAGTTGTGTTTGCGGTTAAAGCAGAGTTACCAATTGCAATATTTCCACTTCCAGTCGTATTGGCATACCCCGCTAAACGACCAATAAATGTAGCGCCATCACCAGTTGTATTTGAATAACCCGCTTGGTAGCCAAGCATGACCAAAGAAGTACCAGTTGTATTTGAGTAAGCAGCCTGATAACCTACAGCAGTGTTGTTAGATGCTGTGGTGTTGGCTTGCAGCGCTTGCGCTCCAATAGCGGTGTTATAAGAGCCAGTGTTATTGTTTTTACCCGCGTAATATCCAAGACCCGTGTTGTATGTACCGCTAGAATTATTGTCGTATGAATTTCCGCCAACGGCAGTATTTTGAGAACCAGTAGTTGCATTTAGTGCGCCATAACCCACGCCAGTGTTGTCTGTTGCGGTCGTATGCGTAGATAACGTAAAAGAACCCAACGCAGTATTTCTTGCGCCAGATGTATTAGACACCAAAGCACTTGCACCCACCGCAGTATTGGTAGCCACAGCACCTGCACCACGTCCTACTGTGAGGCCGTAAACAGTCAGGTCAGTGCCGCTGTATAGCAAGTTGGCAGAACTTGTCTCAAGGCCACCAGTGGTTGTGTAAACAATACGACCAGTAGTCAAACTAGAGTTGGTGATTGATGAAGAGGCGGTTAGAGTAGTAAACGCACCAGTGTTAGCAGTAGTAGCACCCACAGTACCATTCAATGGGCCAGCAAAGCCCGAAGAGGTCAATACTGTGCCGCTCCATGTAAGAGAAGCAGAGCCACCCAACACGCCAGCGTTGTTAAACTGGACTTGGGTAGTAGAACCACCGATAGAACCTGTGGCTTTAGAGGCCATTGTCTGAACAACGCCAGAGCTGTCCTTGTAGAAAAGGCGTCCATCTGCGGTGTTAATCGCTAACTCTGCACCGTTAGTGTTATCAAGGTTAGCTGCAAGCGGGACACTAGAAGCAGTCGAGCTAGCGTAAATTTTTATAGGGGTAAATCCTGTGGCGGCCATGTTTAAACCTTTCTTTCGTTTAGTTTCTTAGCTGCGATAGTAGCTAATCTTGATGCAATCCGTTTGCTAATTTGCTCCGGGCTTTGTTTTTTGCCTTTATGAGTGGCAGAAATAATAGCTCTGTGTTCGTCTGACATTTTTCTTCCCAATGCTTTTTGTCGAATCTTATCTTTCGCTTCTTCGCTTAATTTTTTACCTTTTCCCGCCGCAGATATTTTAGACCTTTGTTCGTCAGTAAGAACTCTTTCAAGATTTATTTTTCTCAAATAATCTTTTGTTTCTTGCGTATGTTTTTTACCCGTGTTTGCAAGTCTAATTTTTTCAATCTGCTCTTGAGGCATTTTTCTGCCCGTATTTAGGCGAGAAATTCTTTTCTTAACTTCATCTGTATGACGCATTCCCACACAGCCCTCACCACCATCGGTAACATTTGCCAAAACAAATCCCATGTCCCTAAAAGATGCAATTAACAATTTTTCATGATCAAATGCTTCTTTCTCTGTGTCCCAGTACGCCAATACCTCTACATCAGGTTTTCCATATTTATTTACAATACGTACCCAATGTGGGTTTCTTTTGTTTGTATTGTACGCACGATTACCTTGGCCTTTTCCTATGTAGAACAGGCCGCCTTGTTCTGGCTTGTAATGTGCGTACGTATAAAACTGCATGATAAAACTGTATCAGAATGTGCCGCCGGAGATGGAGGTAACTCCGTATCCCGATAGTGTAGTGGGTTTGCTTGTTAAATCTGCAAATGAACCAGAAAAAAGTGTAGGCTTGTTAGACAAGTCTGCATAAGAACCAGAGGTTGCAACGGTTGCTAGGCTCGATGTATTGGCCTTCAAAGCAATCGCTGTATCAATCGCAGTTTTAGTGTAAGCGTCAGTAATACCAAACCCAGCAATTGTAGTGGGTACGCTAGACAATCCAGAGAATGGAATGTTGATGTTAGCTGTTCCGTCAAACGACACACCTGCAATTAAACGTGCGTTCTGAAGCGCAGTAGCTGTTCCGGCATTACCAGAAACAGTTGTAGGCGCAGCGTGTACGTGGTCTGAACGAGCCGCTGTAGTAGCAGTTCCAGCAGCAGCCACACCCAGTGCAGCACCTGCAACGGAACCCAGTGACAACAGGCTAGGCTTGTTGGTCAAGTCTGCATAATCACCCGAGGTGGCTACAGTCGCCAAAGAAGGCTTGCCAGTCAGATCAGCATAAGCACCTGAAGTAGCCACGGTAGCGAGGCTAGGCTTACCTGTGAGGTCAGAATAAGCGCCAGTAGATGCTACGGTAGCGTAGGTAGGCTTGTTGGTCAGATCAGCGTAAGAGCCGCTTGTAGCCACTGTAGAGAGGCTGGAGGTGTTAGCCTTGCCAGAGATCGCTGTGGTTACATAGGACTCAGTAGCCAAAGCCACTTCTTGAGAAGTAGGGCCAGCAACCCACTTGCCAGATGTTTCATCCCACAACAGACGCTGACGGGCCAAGTCGCCACGGTCTACGTCCAAACCAGCGTAGCGCAGAGTTACGCCCGATCCGGCTTCACCTTTGTTAACGGTGATGATGTTGTCTTTAACGGTCAACACTGTGGAGTTCACAGTAGTAGGAGTGCCCGCTACGGTGAAGTTGCCCGAAACGGTTAGGTTACCAGAGATGGTCTGGTCACCCACAGTAGCCACGGTAGGAGCAGTCAATGTCACTTGCGTAGCAGAGGTTACGCGAGTCAGAGCGCCTTGGCCTGAAGATTGGATCAGTACGTCACCGTTCTGGCCTGTAGTTTGGATAGTTGTAGAGGCTGCGGAGTCCAAGACCAAAGTACCTGTACCGCTAGTGGCGATACGCATACCCTGATTGTTATCAGAGGTAAAGGTAATAGTGTTGGCAGAAGAACCCAGAACTGGAACACCGTCCACGTACAAGGTGTTGGCGTCAATACGCAGTTCTTTGGTGTAGATAGCGCCGAACTTCTTGGAAGCGGAGCCGATGTTGGTCACACCTGCCACGGATGGGAGGATGTCGCCGCTTACGGTCAGGGCTTTAGTGGCGAAGTCTTGCGAAGCAGAACCGCCAGCAGCAGCCACGGATGGCTTGTTGGTCAGGTCGTTATAAGAACCCGAGAACAGGCTAGGCGTACCAGTCAGGTCTGCGTAGTCGCCAGAAGTCGCTACAGTAGCTAGAGTAGGCTTACCAGACAAGTCAGAGTATAGACCCGATGTCGCCACGGTAGACAGAGAAGGCTTGCCTGTCAGGCTTGCGTAAGTACCAGCAGTAGCAACAGAAGCCAATGTCGAAGGATTAACGGGGGTGTAACCCAGAGCCGACTGGATAGAAGAAGTGGTTACGGAGGCGTCAGAACCTGCGGGGCCTGTAGAACCTGCGGGGCCAGTTGCACCTGTATCACCCTTGTCACCTTTTAAGCCCTGTGGGCCTTGTGCGCCTGTAGCACCTTGTGGGCCTGTGGCTCCAGTATTACCAGTGTCTCCCTTAAGACCTTGAATACCTTGAGGGCCAGTAGCACCAGTTGGGCCAGCGGGGCCTGTTAGGCCAGTAGCTCCAGTAGAACCTGTGTCGCCCTTCAATCCTTGGATACCTTGTGCACCAGTATCTCCAGTGTCACCTTTAGCGCCAGCAGCGCCTGTGGCTCCGGTATCACCCTTAACACCTTGGATACCTTGTGGGCCTTGTGCACCTGTTGCACCAGTAGCGCCGTTAGGGCCAGCAGGGCCTTGAGCACCAGCGGCTCCAGTTGCGCCTGTAGCACCTGTATCGCCCTTCAACTGAGCAACTACGCCAGCGGGAAGAGTGGTGACGTTAGAGAGGTCTTTGTTAGCTTTATTGGAAACAATCGTTGTCAATGAGGAAACAGCCGACTCGTCGTTAGCCAACTGAGCAGCAATCTCTTCCAATGTATTCAAAGCGGCGGGAGCAGCACCCACTACAGCGGCAATTGAAGAATCAATCTGGCCTTGAATGTTTGTAGATGTCAGAACTGACGAGCCGTTTACAGTAATACCAGAAGTGCTGATGTGGACATTACCCACGTCAATCACGGTAGCTTTAACTTCAGGCACGTCTACGGAGTCAGGAGCCACCACCATCACTGTGCCGCGCACAGCTTCAGTAAATGTCAATCGGAAAGAGTTGGCGTCGATGTCTTGCTTGCCAACGGATACGATGTTTCCGTTCTGGTCTTTAACTTGAATCCAGACGTTGGTGGTTCCAAGATTATGAATAACTGTCCAAGTGCTAGAACTCAAGCCTTGTGAGTGAATGTAGGACAGTGTCTTGTGCGAAAAGGGATACCAAGTCTCTAGGCCGCCGATGCTGACGTAACCGTAGAGGTTGTTGTCCTTAATGAGGAAGGTGCCAACTTTCGGGTTCGCGGGGAAGCCAGTCTCGTTGACCTGCATAACCAGTGCGCCATACAGGGCTAGGTCGTTATAGATTCTTGATTCCATTTAAATTCCTTTCGGGGAAATGCCCCTCATATATGCCGTGCCATGAGCAACCTTTTTCATCACTAAAAGCGTGTCGTAAGACTGGCTAATGAAATCCAATAGTTCTTGTTTTTTGACGATACCAATTTTGTACATTTCATGTTTCTCTTGTACGTCATTGGCAACGCGGATTAGCCATTCACGAATTCTCTCAGCTTCGGTCACTCTCTAATATCCTCGTCTCAGCAGTTTCGTAAAACCGCTTTATCCATTCGATATTCTCAGACAATTGATCTCTATCATCTTCA